TCTATAAAGTCCTGTGCACTTAGCGGAAAGAACTTTCCGTCGTCCTTAAAGACTGACATGATTGCAGTACGGAGACCATCGGATTGAGTCCAGACATTACTTAGGACATTACCTGAAGCTCCCATTGCAATAGTCCACATCGATTTATCTCCACTCAGGACATCTCTGATAGGGTCGAAACCAGGGGCACCGAATCGTTGACCAATGTTATATCTTTCGCCAGTAATCAGTTCTACTAACATAGACGCAGGACCTTCGATAGCCCAGGTAGACCAATTGTCAGGCTTTTCTTCATAACCATTATCAATAGCTAGACTACGAATGTAATCACCGACAGGTACGCCTGTTAATCCGGCTCCGCCTACTCCAAAGGCTCCCCAATAAGTTGTATAAAGTCTTGCACGTTCTACCGCAGTAAGACGCTTACCTGTGGCCAATTCAGCCATACGCATAGTGTAACCTAGGAACTGTGTGGCAAAGGCTCCAGGACCTTGTTGTAAAGTAGACTTAGAAGCAGCAGACATGTTACCTGCTAATAGATCTGCATGATCTAGAATTTCAGCAAGATCTAAATCATTAACTCTTCCGGTAGGATTCTTAGCTCTAAACCTTAGGTAAGATGCATACCATGCACCTAAGCGAGCATTACGATCACCTTCATTAAAAGGCACCCTACCCCAATCTAATACTTGCTGAGTACCTGAACGACGGACATTCACAGATAGAGGGTTATTAGTTAACGCAGTATCTGAAGAGGTAAGATGAAATCCAGTCTTTAGTAGAAGCTCACGAGCTTCTTTCCATTGTCCAGGAAGAAATCTAGCAAACGCTCCCTCACCTTTTATGGCCCCCGATATCGTAGGAACATAAACCTTACTGGCTAGAGAATCCATTAGATCTAAGGTCTTAGGACCAGAGATTGGTAGACGAGCCCATTGGTGTAGTAACGCTCCTGCGGTAGCTGCACCTGCTCTACCTATACCTTCAATACCTGCAATAGTTACGTAAGTAGACTGTTGGACTAAGAATATTGGTAAAGAAAATAGACCAATAGTAACATCGAATGTTGCTGCCCTTATAGCTTTAGCACCATCCAAAGCTCTATCGAACATCCATACAGGACTTATTTTAGAAGCTGGTCCCTTACCATAGAGAGAGTCTGCCATCTCTTGTGCATAAGTATGTAATTCAGTTTGTATCTTGCTCGGTGTACCCCATAGACGTTGAGCTTTAGCTTTACTATCGTTCAATGCATATTGAACTTCAACAGGTGTCCCGGGTCTATACTCCGTATGAAAGAAGTGATGAAATGGAGAGTCTGCAATAGCCTTTGCATCAGCATTCAAATAACTTAAACCTGTCTCAGGGTTTATTGCTCTCTGCAACCAACTCTCTACAGCAAAGGTCTTGTAGTCATCCATGAACATACTGTCCACCATAGACTTCATAGATCTATTGAGAGAAGGAATAGGGTCTACATAAGTGGCAGGTTCATATTGGAATGTAGGATTATGTCTAGTACCTTCTTCTCGAACGGTATGCATTTCATAAGGATCGCTAGTGCCATCCTTAACATAATTCTTTAAGATTAGATTACCTTTGGTATCGTCTCGAAGCTTTCCACTAGCCTTAAAACGATCGATTAGAACATTATCAAAATCAATAGTTAACTTGTTACCAGGAACCAATCTAATTGGACTATTAACATCATATTGAGGTTTAAGTCGTCTTCCGTCAGGACCTACAGTCTCCATGAACATTCCCCGTAAAGTTTCCCAAGGAATGGGTGATCCTTTATCCTGATTAATCTTTAATGCACCTGCTTCGTCTTTAGCAGCGAGGCGTTCTCGAACTTCATTGACTATCTTCAGTACCTTCTCTCCTAAGGTACCATTAGCAAAGGGCATCATAGTATTGTCACCCTTATAGCGCCAAGTCTTAGAAGCAGGATCATATACAAGCTTCTCTTGTTTACCATAGTAAGGATATTCTAGATCCCACAGGCCATTGCCCTTACGGTCAACTCTAGTCAGAGACAGAGGTTGAACTTCAGAATTCTCTGTGACTACGTACTTAACGTAGTGATCTTTTATACCTGCAAAACCCTTTAAAGGATTATCATTAGGATATAGAACTTCCAGAACTTTTAATTTACCTTGACGAATAGATTCTACAAGAGCTTGTTTCTTAGTGCCTAGTGTAGCTGTGGTGTATATACGCTCTTCACCAACATTAGATCCCATTATTAGAATACCATCTTCTTTACCAGAAGGTAATTCAGGAAGAGATCTAGCTTTGAATACCGGAGAGTTAATAGCTTCGTTTTTATCTAATACTCGTAGTGAGTAATTACCTGCGCCAATGCGCATCTCTTCTTTATAAAGTTTAAGATCTTCTAGAACACCTTTAAGTTCACCATAACTCTTCCAAGCAAAGTAAGCTTCTACTTCAATATCATCAGCCATACGACTATGATGACGTAGATAATAATCTTGTACCTGACCTACGCTAGTAAAGGTTTCACCATCATCTCTATTAGTCTTAACTAGACTTTTGAAATCTTCCCAACGTTGCTTTCTAGCAGTACCTGGGGCAGTAAACCTAGCTAATCTAGTTACAGGTTCTAATTCTGCCTTAGCCATATCTAGAAGGTTGTTAGCACCGAAGATAGCCACCTTAGCTTGTTCACGCATGAACTTAGCTTCAGTCTCTTCTGGTGTTCGGATACGTCTGAACACATCAGTAATACCACTGGCAAAGCTTCGATCTGGATGAGACTTAGGATGAGTTAGAATAGCTTTACGAACTGTAGGACTAGTTTCTTCTACTGAATTGAACATAGAAATATAGAAGTGAGCACCTTGCTGTTCTATAGTAGCTCCTGGTAGAGCTTTTAGACCATCCAATTCCTTTTGATAATCTACGTACCTCTTCTCTAAAGTTTTAAGGTCGGTCTCGAATCCTTTAATCTTAAGGGATCCAGCAAACTTACCTTTAGTATCTTCAGTTAAACCTAACAGCGCAGCAGTCTCTGGAGAAGGACTTGCAGCAGCTCTAGCATACTTAAGTTCTTGTTCTGTACGAGCAATTAACTTTACAAGTTGTAGCTGACGGGCAGCTTGAGCCTGACCTTTTAACGTGATAGCAGGACGTTCTAATGCGGCTACAGCAGCGGCTTCTTCAGGAGAAGTGAACAAAGTACCATCATGTCTACCGATCTGTAGTTCCCAATAATGTACATTAGAAGCTGGTTCTCTGGTAGGACCACCGAACGGACCTTCTCCTTTGATATCTACTACTCGACTTGACGTACCTCTGTAATCTTTCTTAATAGAATCTTTCAGAACACGAACACCATTCTCTGTAGCTATAATAGGGGCAATCCTAGATACCCTCTGGAAGTTACTGATAATGTTGACAATGTTAGTAGTCTTGTCGACAGCTTTTTGTATTAATCTATTAGTTAATTCTTGTGAGCCAGGACCTCTTCCTGGATTAGATGCAAGGTCTACCGCCTCTTCTTTCCAAGCTCTAGGTAGACTCTTAATAGCTTCTTGAATAGGATTACCTGTTCCAGCTAGACTATGGGCAACTTCTGCAGTAGTTCGTGCCACAGCAGCTTCACCTAAGTTACCTGCGCCTACGGCAGCAGCAACCTTAGGAGGTTCTGTACTACTAGCTGCAACGGCCATATCCTCTACGGCCTTCTTAGCTTGTGCTAATTCCTTAGTTCCTTTTACAACAGTACGGGAACCTTTTAGAAGCAGCTTTGCTAATGTACCTACGCCAGGAGCTGTAGCGAACGTAAGACCGGAGAAGAAGTTCTCCATATCTACATCGGTACCCAACATATGCTGAGCGAACTCTGCAGCATACAGAGGATTATCTTTTGCAATATTATCAATCATTTCAGGAACAACTCTAGCGAACTCATCATCAGAAAGTCCCCAAAGATTACGTCTCTGATCTTCTAGATTAGTACCTAATAGAATTCCACTACCAAATATCTTCGAGCCTGGAACTTGAGTACGTGGTTTAAATTCTCCATATAGACCTAAAGTAAATAAGTTCTTAGATCTGTCTATGACATCTTGTCCAAAGGATTGAGCTTCGCTCTTGGCTTTAGCATCATCTCTAGCTTTAATTAATATCTGTTGTTTTGTAGTAAAAGATTTACCTGCACTAAATACTTGTTCAGCTTCTTCAGGCTGTTCTCTACGCCAATTATTTAACCAATTTGTTTCAGATAAATACAAAGAGTCATGGTGTTTATTAGCAAAGGCTCTCTCTAGGACACTCTGCGGATTAACGTACTCGTTGCTCTTATGAACTACGTTGGTGACATAATTTAATTCATCAGTAGTTAATGGACCTTGCTTAGCTTTACTGATCTTGAAGATTACATCTCTCAAGTCTAATTGTTTCTGTAAAGTAAGCTCTCCTGAAACCTGTTCCCGTAATTGATTTTCCTTACCGGAGTTAAAGGCATCTAAGACATCATCATACGGTTTGCTTAATGCATACGCAGCTTTAGAAGTACGAGCTTCAAGGATACCCTGAGGTAATTGAAACGTCTCCTGTGCAGGATCAACATCAACTATCCAAGGTTGAGCAGTAGGTTCTTGGTAGGGAAATAAATTAACCGCCATACCAATTTCTTCCTGCACCCATAAAGAAGTTGCCAGTTGTTCTGTTACCAGTTATGGATTGCAATCCGGTTAACTGTTTCATTGGGCCAATAGAGTTAATCAACGTAGACCCTAATTGTCCCATAGCTTGACCTTCTTGCATACGTTCTTGAGCTTGAACCTGTTGGATCTTAGATTGACTGATCTGAGAATTTATATCGAAAGTCTGTCTGCCAGCTAGAACCGATTGGCTTAAGCCTTGGAGATTAGTTCCGAATTCACCTGCAATCTGTCCCATACCTCCGCCAAGGGCAGAAGAACCTCTACCAGATGCTCCCTGAGTAGTTGCATTGTTAAGTGCCAAAGCACGTGCACGTTGTTGTCTACGTACTGCCTCTAACGAATTACGTCTGAAGTCTAGTTCCATAGTCTGTCGTCTTATAGCTTCATTCTGCTGTTCTAATTGTATCTGACGTTGCTGGGCAGCACTTGCTTCTTTAGTTGCTTGTGTAGTCTTACGGGAACCAAAGAGCTGTACACCTAAACCAACTACACCTAATGCTAAACTAAAAGGATCCATTATATACCTGCATTACTTGTTTCCCACGAAGACCAACCTATTAGGTCAAAGGGTTTTGTAGAAGAACTTTCTACTTTAAATTGAAGTGCCAAACCTTGTCCTCTTATCTTTACTCGTTTAACCCTATGACTAAAGTTAGAACTTAAGTATGTGAATTTCTCTGGTACAGACCATCTACCTGAGCTAGGAGAAACAGAATAATCCCATAAGCCTCTGATAAAGAACTCTCCAGGGATTTCATTATCTACATATAAGTATACATAATTAGACTGAAATTTACGTTGCATCTGACCGTGGATCTTGTACCCTGTAATGAAATAACTAGAGTAATCCGCAGGGAGACTGGCTAATACCCAGTCAGTATACGTTTCATCATCTCGTTCTTCAGAAAAAGTAAAGAAGGCAGGAGAACCTACTGAAGTTAAATATTTGAATGCAGATCTAGAAGGATTATTAATTCCTACAGAACCTTCTATATAGTTAATCCCATGAATACTAGGGAAAGGTGCATTATTCTGCATAGTCCATGGATAAAAGGATTTAGTTCCTGTGTTAAGGTTCAGGATACGATCGAACCCATATTGATTAGTTCGATCAGACTCTCCGGTACTTCTATAACACCATTGGATAGTTTGTGTGAGTGGGTTGTAGTCGCCTCTAGCAATACGCTTGCTATGCAAGGGAATTTGAGAGAAGAACTCTGCAATAGTATCATTAGTAACAGACGTGGCTGAATACCCTCCGCTATTACCTGATACAATTGCCCATATGCCATCCTCATTCCACCAGAAAGGATTACCCTCTACTGTAATAAAGGAAGAGGAAGATAGTGTTGCAATAGATGCTAGTTTAATTACAGTATAGTCATTAGCAGCAAATCCTACACCCTGACTACCAGATATGAACCATACTCCAGCAGCAGCAAAGACTAATACACCGTTCTGAACGGGTACCAGTTTATGAATTGTGCCTGCACCTTGAATACGAATTACACCACCATCGGTAGGGAATAGATCGAATCTTTCTTCACTGGTAGGATCGTTAACCTGGTAACATTTACCAAACTGTGTAGTATTTTCAATGGTCTGAGAGAAGTATACATTCTCTGTGAACGTCGCGGAGTTCACACCTGCATACCACACTCTACCTTGAAACCATGCGCCTGTCTTAGGAAGAGCTGTTGCAATTATATCTGTAAGTCCTAGAACTCCGGATACTTCGCTTCTTACCTGTCGAAATGCCTCTAATATAAATGAACCTTTAGGAGCAGGACCAGCGTTTACTGTTACGTTATTGGCAGTAGAAGCGGGAGAATAAACTCCAGAAGCATTCTTATACAGCCACCATATATCAGAATTAGAAGGGAAGTTACCAATATCTCTGAACCAAATTTCAATAGAAGGTGGTTCGGGAATTAATGTCCAGAGTGCAGCGCTGCCTGAACCTGCAGAACCTGTAATCTTAATTTGTACATCTGCTGTTCCATTGCCCAACTCTGTATAATTTTGCACGGTACCAAAGATACTAAGACTTCCTGGAAGTGGAGATACTGGTCCTTGTCCTTGTACTATTGCAGTATAAAGTTGAACTCTGTCGCCAACTGCTATTGGGTAATCGTGGGAATCTACGTTAAATGTAGTAGAACCAGATGATGCAGGAACTGTACCTGTTCCAGAGGCAGTAGCTTTGTAATTCTTACTCCACCCTTGATTAGCTAAATTATATTTATGAAATTGAGATAAAGTTTCGGATCTAAAGGTATCATCTACACCCGGTTCTATAATCCCTTCGAAATCTCTAATCTTAACTGTAATTCTTTCAGCGACAATCACACCTGCAGTATAAGTACAAAAGAAAGGTTCCAGATAAGGATGGAAGACAAATAGGTATCCATTACCTTCTGCAAATTCACACTCTTCAGTTAACGCAGGAGGAAAAGAGAAAGGAGCATCTAGTTCAAAGCTAGTTAAGTTTACTGTAGATTGTAGTTTAGTAAGGGACAGAGGTACTGTAACAGTGGCAGAACTAGGACGATAGAAATGTAATAAAGATCCTACTTGAAGAACAAGAACTCTAGTGTTTCCTTCACCACCTGGGTTGTTCCATTTGAATGTGTTGATTGCATTACCTGGCCGGTCGATCTGTTCAGAAGCTAAGTTAGCTTCATAGTTAAATCCTTTACGTCGAGAGACTTTACCCGTACGATCGAATATACAATTAAAGGTCTCTGTACAGGCATTCTCAGGAAAGTTTAATCCTGTATGCTCTGTAAGAAGACCTTTTACAAAGTTATTCTCTATGGAGTTAGCTTGTTGACGAGGCATTAATCTATTACTTCTTTTATTGCTACATTACGACGTTCGTAATAAGCTTTTACAAACCTTAAGAGATCGTTAAATCTGGTGAACTTCTGTTTGAATATTGGAGGGACAATTCCTTGATCATATTCCAAACGCCAGTTATTACCAATAAGCTCTCTCTTAGCGTGTAATTTATTCTCTCCTGTAAACAACCTATGGTCTACCAATCCAGCAGTTGATAACGGAACTTTACCTTCCATCCTATGTAGAACGATAATACGATCATCGCTCTTCATCTTAGATTTGATCTTAGCTTCTAAGTCAATCATTTTCTTCCGAAGTTAGGTAGTTGGGAGAAATCACTAGCTTTGTTTAAGTGTTTATTCTTTCCTAAACTTCTCCAATGTCTACGTGCTTCTAAGACAGCTAAGTCATGTCCAGTCTGTTTAAGTTCTAGAAAGGCTAGAGATTTAGCTTCATTCAATAACAGAGGAATTTGTTGTTCATCTAAATCAGGAATGAAGATATCTGTAAGAAGGAATGCCGGAGTAATCTGTCCAAAGCATTGAGTCTTACTAGCTTGTAAAGTACTTTCTAAATCCTCTTCGAAGGTATCGAAGATAATGTAGTAATCATTTAGAATAGTACAGTAAGTAGGCTGTTGATCATTCTTAAAATAGAAGACAAAGTTCTCTAACGAAAAACTACTTACGTCATCATCTTCTGGATTAAAGGCTTGTGTCATCTCCAAGAATTGACCGACTGGTAAGATAGTTATATACTGAAAGTTAACTGTAGCCGGGTCAGTATCATCTGACTTATCGTACTTAATCCATTCAATTTTAACTACATTGTCAGGCCTATACATCAAGACTGGTAGTGCATTATTACCAGAAGCTACTAGATTAAAAAGTCTAGAATGTTCAGGTAAGTTAGCTCTAGAGATGATGTTATAGTAAGCAGTACGTAAAATTTGTAATACTTGTCTGGACTCTGCGGTATCAGATACAGAGTTAACTTGATCTGAGTCAAGAGCAGCTAGTATTTGTTGTACGTAATCTAGATTAGATAATTTCATCTCTTTAGTATCCTAGTAATATCAGTCACAAAGTAGAAACCAAACACAGTGAACATTAGAGCCCATAGTGTAGTGGACAGATCCTCTGTACTTCCATAGTGGAGCATCTTGTCCCAGACAACTACTTTCCAAATGAATAGCCCAAAGGGTAACATAAGGAATAGACGACCTATAATATTCCAAGGAGACTTAGACTCTGATATAAGAACATCACGTCTAGCCTCTAGAGCTTTAACACGCTCCTCAGCTTCTATACGTTCTCTTTCAGTGACTGCGTTATCTCTATTTTGCTTAGCAGTAGCAATCTCTTTCACTACCGCAGGAAGTGCACCTATGAGTAAAGGTAGTACAGTACTTAATAGTATTGCCCACATTACGTTGAAGCCGTGTCTATCTCTTTAATCTTCATTTTCTTAGGAAGATCTACCACTACTTCGGTCTTAACCTCCTTAAGAACTTCAGCAGGGAAGAGATGTTCATTCACTTCGACTGTGTTAAGTCTACGTGCCCATTCAGAGATTATGCCTTTAGTAAACATAATTGCTCCTAGATAAGCACCTTGAACCCAGGTAAAGCCAGTGTCAATTCCCACTGATAGGAGCGGTGACCAGTCCATTATGGACATGGCAGCAACTAAGAAACCAACTACAACTTCTATACGAGATAGAAGAATAGTCTCGGAGTTCTTGAACCAAGCCTTAACGTTAGACCACCAAGTCTTAATGCTTTCAAACATTTGTTTTTATCTTTCTGTTTTGATACCAACGTACTCCTAGCCATCCTAGGCCAGTAGCAATAATAGTACCAATTATAATATATGGCCAGTAACTGACTGGCGTAGCCACTACAGCAGTAGTAGCACCAGTTACGGCTATTGTACCTACGACCACCGCTGGAATCGCACCAGTGGGCTTCTCTGCGGCTTCTAGGGCCATCAGAGCTTTGATCAGAGGGGCACAACCCACCTGTGTATCGGTGACTCCTTCTCCCCATTTACCATCAGCGATATACTTACCACGAGGACTAGAATCGTAAATATTAGTACACGACCAAACGTATGGGGATGGAGTACGCGGATGATATAATCTATAACCCCAACCATTAAACGACTCCAAGCAATATAGAATAAGTTCTATAGACCATTTATCCTTAGGGACTTTATGGAAGCTCTTGCCAGGCATAGATAGAGCATCTACTGCCGCTATCTGCCATGTAGAGAAGGGACCACGGCCAGCAGGAACTAGTTTAGTCTTTCTGCCTGTACCAACAATGAACTCTCCATTATGAAGAACACCCCCACGAGCCCCTGACTCACGTTCATCAATCACTGCCACCATGTACCACGGGACACCAATCAACTTCTCGATTGGATCGTAGTATTGTTTCTTTCTAGCGTATAACCTTTTAGCAGTAGCTTCGATATACACTTTCTGTCTGGTGATCTTACAAGTATCCCACCAAGTCTTAAGCTGAGCTTTTACGTTAACAAATCCGGGTTCTTGAGCCATTATTCACTCCATGCAAATGTAGCCGCGTCTACAGTTCCGTTTGGTCCACCACCACCTATGTTATTAAGAGCGGTTGCTCCACGGATACCGCCACCGGTACTGGCTGTAAATTTCTTAGTTACATTTGAAAGGACAGAAGGAACACCGGCAGTCGCTTCAGTTATTACTGAACTAAAGTTAATTTGACCTCCTGCTATAGCCCCTACAAATGATGTATTAAAATGATGTGGTCCAGTAATCCCTGTACCAGGATTATGTTGAAAGTTAATAGAACCACCTAAAGAAACAATCGAACCTGCTCCTGAAGCAAGTGCGTGATATTGTGCTCCGGAACCTGATATGCCTAGATTACCTGTATTAATAATCTGACCACCGTTATCCGCATGTAAGTGTGCACCTATACCGCCACCAATAACTACGTTGGGACCTAACTCAATCGTACCTCCTTGAGTGGCATAAATTGTAGGACCTAGTGTTGATACCAAAGTCAGACTTGCTAAAATAAGAGTGCCACGTTGTAGGACAGATATACACGACGCACCTGAAAGAGCAATGATACAATCGTCACCCGTTCTGTTTGCCGATCCTGCACTACACAATCTGATACTTTGTCCACCACTTATTTGCCTACCAATTACTGTTTCAGCCAACTCTACAAGAGCCCCTCCGTTATCTACGATATTAACATCTACAGTTGGTGTAGATGGAAATCCACCCCAGGTTAAGAAACCTATAGGACTTAAACCACCGGGATAAGTAGTTTCGGTATAGAGACCTGGTTCCAACATAACTACAGGAGCAAAGCCATTAGTATCCACTCCCGAAAGAATGTACTTCATAGTTCTGTGTACTGAGTACCAAGGATTACCTATAGTACCATCTCCAGTCTCATCGTCTCCTGAAAGACCACAATACCATATCTTATCTGCAGTTAATACTTCTCGATATTGTGCTATAGTCGCTGAGTCATTTGCTTTAATAGCCCAGTGCATTGCAGAAAATCTATCTGGAGCAGTATCTACAGGTACATCTTCAGCTTCTGTAGCCCAAAGTTCTGCTAATTCAGCAGAGTCTAAAGCATCATTTGCAGAACTCTCTGCAGAATCTACTGCAGCTTGAAGAGCGAAAGCATCGTTAATACCTTCAAAAAGTTGGATATCTACCAACCTCACAGGTTCTGTATTATCAATAGGTTGAGGAAGATTTAAGATACGATTAGAATTCATATCTAGATCTGCATTCATACTATTAGGAGTAGTCCCATCTCTAGAAAGAGTATTTTCTAAAGCAACTTCTGTAGCAGCACTATTGGTATTTATAGAGATTACAGCGCTGTCTTCCTGTGAAAGATTTTGAATATCACTTAGTATTAGTTTAGCCATCTATTTGTTTCCTTGCCAGGCTTCCCAGGCTTCTACCATTGTTTCATATGTATCTGCTTCCCAGACAATTCTCTGGTCAGGAGTAGCCCAGGAATACTGTTCACCAGTAGTAAGACCTGCGTAATACTTAAATCCGGCAGGAGTATTTGGAAAACACGGATCATCTATATCCGGTTTAGCGAACATCATCCAAGGACTCTTTCCAAATAGAGCTATAACCCAAGGACCATTGCCTACAAACATATTTAGTTTAGAAGCTTCATATAAAGCTGTACGTAAATCTAAATCTTTAGAAGCTTCGGGATATGTCGTAAATTCACCTAAAGGTTCATCTGCATATCTAGTATCTCTCAGAAAGATTACTTCCTCACCCTTCTGTTTTAAGTACTCTGCAAACTTAGTCCATTCATCTATATTAGAATTACGATGAGGCCAGTATGTAGTTTCTCGAAGAGTAATTACTACAGGTTTTTTACCGCCTAAGTAATCTGCAATCTTCTTCCTAGCTTCCATAGAAGCTTGAAACTGTACGGGTTTCTCACCTTCAGCAATATGTGCCGCTGAAGGTGCGAGAGAATAACAGTCACTGCTGTGTCCCTCAATAGCTTCAGGATCTTCAATTGCACCGATAAGTTTAAGAGAAGGCTTTATTACATTCTCAAACATCTGTCTACGGGTATGTGTTTGTAGACAATCATCAGGACCGGTTTGAGCGCCCCAATAGAAACCTACACGTAATGGTGAAGGAGCATTAGCTCTGACTCTCGTCATCTCTGCATCAACCAACCAAGACAAGAAATCAAAAGAACTGGGAGCTTTAGCAAAGTTATAACACACTAAGCTCTTCGAAGTCTTTGGGTCGACTGTAGGTTGTCGTCTATTCTCTAAGTTCATTAAAATACGGTTCTTTAGAATATCCATTCCTGTATATGCCGCAAATTCCATGCCAATAATACCGGCATAATCTGCGACCATTTGTACGGGACTTTCACATCCAACTATACAAACTAAACTTAACTTACCTTGCTTGGCCCTGGTCTGCCACCGTTCTAATAGTTGTTGGACTTCAGGGTTACCTTCATTTTGTAAAACTTCAGAAGTTGTTCGCACTAACGTCGTCTCCTTGCATATATTCCACCAAAGATCGAGGCAGTACTGGTACCAAAACCACACTGTCCCACTAAAAAGTATGTCGTATTACCTGTAAGACTCGCCCGAATTGGACCTACAGAAACGCCTGGACCAATAGAACCAGTTAACGGATTAAAGATAGTTTCTGTATTATATTTTACAGAATTTGCTGCCATTGCATTGAACATGCTCAGTGAATTAGTAACGGACGAAATACAACCCACTATATAATTAACAGTAGTCGACGCATTTCCTGTAAATCTAATTACTCCATATACATCCCAATCTCCTGGCGTAAGAGCGATTGAAGTAATTGTCAAAGGAGTATCATTAGTAAGAGCTGCAGCAGATCCAAACTCAACAATTGAAGATTTAATTTCGCCTACATAGTCACTGGTGACAGTATCGTTAGTAGCTGTACCTTTAATTAAAACAGAACCTGCAGTACCTTTACCTTGAATAATTAAATTAATGTTAGCATCACCACCTTGTGCGGCGATCACAGGAGAACCTGCAGATCCATTATTAGTAATTGATATTTCATTAACTGCTGACGCAGTGACACCAAACACAATTAATTCATTGTTGTTATTATCTCTAAGAGAAGAGCTAGAAGCAAAACCAGATATTGCACCTGTGGTATCGTCGATACTTAATGCTGAAGTCTGAACCAAATCACCAGATGTACCGTCGAAACGGACAATAGCATTATCAGTAGAACCTGCAGCACTAGTTACGTCTCCAGTACCATCTGCACCATCTGCACCGTCTGCTCCATCTGCACCTGCAGCACCCACAGCACCTCTGGTACCCGACAGGGTAATTATCCAATCAGTGAATGTCCCTGAACCACCTATATTAGTTACATTTACAATCAAAGTAGTTCCAGAATACGAAGTAACTTGACCGTGCATATAGTTTGCTATATTTGCAGCCGACGCAATCAGAACCCAAACGCCAGAAAACATCTTGCCTGCTTGAGTTGTAAATGTTTTAGAACCCGTACCTATTGCTATTGATGTAGTTGAAGTACCTTGTATCTTTGCAGCAGCGTCTGCAGCAGCAGTCTCTGCATTAGTCTCTGCTAACTCTGCGTTAGTTTCTGCAGTTTGTGCAGCAGTAACCGCAGCTTGAATTGCAGCTAACTGATCTGATCCAGATATTAATTCAATGTCTGCGAGACGAACTGGTTCAGTAGGATCTATTGGTAATGGGAGATTAAGAATTCTACTAGAATTCATATCCAGGTCGGCAGTCATCGTGTTAGGAGTCGTACCGTCCCTGGATACAAAAGTGTCACTCTTAGTCTCTATCTCTGCATAATTTGCATTGAGACGAGATATCGCCGATGATTCATTAGTCAGAGACTCGATGTCCTGAAGAGTTATTTTAGTCATTGTAGTCCTTATGCTGACGTAGTAAAGTTAGCCCAAGTCCCAGCGCCAGTTGTATTTACGTACATACGAGATGTACTGTTAGTACCATCTGTCCTTAAGTAAATAGAACCTTGAGCTGCAACAAGAGACGGCGCTCCAGTCCCGGAGTAAATACCAAAGGTCGTGGTACGTCCGGAGCTAGTTGCCCCTACTCTAACGCCATCAACGACTAAGGTATTACCACCAAAGTCAATTTGTCTTGCGTCACCCATTGTAGTTTCCTTTATTTTAATGTATGTGAGGGACTTGCGCCCCTCACATTACATTGTTAGTTAGATTGCGTAATACTTGAGTTTAATGTCAAGAACACCGGCAGTAAATGAAGTCGCATCAGTGCGATTGCATGTTACATAACCAGTACTCGTTGTCGTTGTTCCCAGTAGTGCGCCACCACTAGTCACCCCAGCGGGTAGAGATGTACCTGCGGTTAAGATAATTCTTTCACCGGAAGTATTCATATCTGCTGCTTTGAAGGAGATCAGGAAACCATCGAGATCAATTGGCGTGGTACGATCGGTCGCGATCAGACCCATATCAATTGCAGTTCCTGCAGAAGCTGCTGTCACTGTGACAACTTCGACTTCTTGCACTCTCATCTTGGGGAAGAAGACCGCATCAGAAGTTGGTAACGCCGACGTAGTTAACGTGGTGAGATCAATTCTGAATGCGAGTTCGCGAATATCGCCTGTAGTGACGTATTCGCCGCCTTTGTTAGAAGTAGCCTTTTGGGGACCATACTTCTTAAAAAGGCCATCATTATTTAAATATGTACCCATTTGTATGTTTCCTTATTAAGCCACAACGTTAACGTCCGAGAGGACGATAACCATATTTTCTTCACGATACAGTTTGAAACCATACTCAGTGATCGTCAAGTATTCCGTTTGCTGGAGGTCCTTGTTGAACTCTGAATAGACTGTAGGCATCTGGGTGAACGCTCCCACCATGGGCATCGTGTCACCTGGAGTTGCCGAGAAGAATATGTTCGCAACGCCTACGGTCGTAGAACGTCCACTGATTGTCTCAGCTATATCCCGAGGGAGATAGTTGGACACGTAAACGTCGAAACCATAGAGATTGAACCGGAACTTCATTCCAGTCGAAATGCCATTCCTGACTAACGAATCCCACATTGGTTGTGGAGAAAGTAGGTTGACAATATTAGTTTGTGTTTGTAGCGTGTAAGCCACCGTAGGATCGACGACCGCTACGAGATTAGTCATTGGAACATTGGCTTTGGTAAGGGCAAAGTGCGCCTTAGCAAAATCAATGAGAGCCAGAGACTCAGCCGTACCGGAGGCCACCCAACGATGGTCTGCTTCGTTAATAGTATTTAAGCTACTAGCCGTTTGGCCAGCGTTGGCACGATTAAAGATTCGTGACTCAACGCCTTCCATGATGACCCTGTGTTGCTTAGGCCCGAAGGAAGAAATTACTTCCTGAGCATGTAAGCTGTCACGCTTGAACTTCTCCGAGATCGAGTTAGCAGAATACTTATATTGATCGATAATAAACTGGTAGTTACCAGTGTCGAACCGACTATACTTGACGGCCTGTCCTTCAACGAAGTCAGACTGTTCTGCGTCACCAATCGAGGCGATGTTCACAGTGGTAGAACCACCTGGGACATCAATGATTTTGACCCATTTCATGGCGAACAACTCATCGTACAAATTTTGTTTTAACTGTTTAGATAAAACTGATGTGTCGATAAGATGTTCATTAGTAGCGACTGTAAAGCCTGAAGCCATAGAGTCACTCCTTAATGTTGTTGTACAACTTACCTAATTGCATGCCAGTCGCCATCTTCAAACTCTGAGCCTAAAGCCGCTTTATCTTGCATCAATTGGAGTTGTGTTTTTGGATCGGTATAGAGGGTAGGATCATTCTTCCGCATGTTTTGATAATACGCCCAAGTACGCTTCTGAAAAGAAGGAGCAAAGCTGTCACTTCGCTGGTTGGACTTCGGAGGAGCCTGAAAAGATTCTCTTGGGGTTTCTTGGTCTAGGCCTAAGGTTCTAATAAGAACTTTAGGTTCTTCTCTAGCCATCCTGTTGAGACGCTCTTCAGTTATTCCTAATTCGTCTATATGTTGCTTTACAACGTCTTTGTAATTCGAACCATAACGTTGTTGTAATTTCTCCTTCACTAGGTTAAAGTTTGTATCTTGTGTCTTAGCAAGTTCAATTTCTTGATACTGCGAAGCCACTAAACTTTTAACTTGTTCGGGATCAAATACGGGCTTGTCCTGACTTCTAGAGTCATCATCTTTCACATTAAGGGTGTTGTCGTGATTTGATTGCTGTAAGAGTTTGGTCATTTGGTCTGCCACCTCTTCCAGTTTAGCCCTCGAATTGTAATCTTCTCTAAGCTTTAGATAGTCGCTTCTAAGAACATCATATTCTGAATTCTTAAAATCTACCATTTTATCAGCTAAGTATTTACCTTTTGCTAGAGCTTCCGCATCTTTGAATTTTTTATTTTCTCCGACGAGTTGTTCTAGATAACTTTTGGTTTCATCAATACCTGGGTCTTGGTTCTGATCATCCAGTAAATTTGTGGTCATTTTGTATCCTTTGGTCTAGGTTTATTAATTCTAATACGCGATAGAGCTGTGCTCTAGCGCCATTCTTATGAGCTTGTCTGTAATCCCAATTAGGGATCTCATAAGATTTTAAGCTGATTTCTGATCTATTCAGAACCGCTTCATCTTCTCTAAGGATGTCAGAGAGACGGTCTAGTACTCTCCTTGCACCTTCAACTTCCTTTTGGAAGTTATCTTTATCCTCCTGCTTCGGGAGGTGCTTGATCCAGTCCAGTATCACCGGGTACTCCTGCTGCTTCTATATCAAAGTCTTCACCAATTCCTGTAGCAGTAGCAGAGGTCATCTGTACTTGCTCTTCTAAGGAATTAGCCAGTTTCTGTGAGTCTGCCTGTTCGGACAAAGCCACGTTCGCCATTACCACTTCGTAGTCCTTCAAGTTAAAGATCTCTTCTAAGATCTTAGCTAACTTGATACCAGAGAAGTGAGGCTGAACAGTAGGCCATAGGCCTGATCCGGTTAAGCTAGTTAAGTTCTGAACCAGTTCTGCTTGCTCGGCGAAATGCCTTGCAGCTACTGGTTTAATCCTACCAATGCCTGTAATATCTTCTACAGTTAGGGCTTGGAAGGTAGCTAAGTTAAATTCATTATCAAATACTTTGATTGTGGTTGAGCCCGTCAGATTACGCCTAGCCAATTCTAACATAGCGTTTAAAATCGGTTCTACAATTTGTTCCTCAAACTGTTTGATCTTATTTTGGAACACGCGGGATGCTGCATTCTCTAGTCGTTGAACCTCATATTTTGTCTTTTCGCCAGGAGTACGGAAGCCCATAGCCTCTCTTGGGGCTCCGGCCATTTCTTCCATTAGGCGTTCCAGTCTTTCCACCTTCATGTCTGCTTTCATGATGTCTACATCGGGAGCGACAAGTTCGACATCACCTTCTTCAGAAACGAAGATCTTCTCACCTGGTTGCCAAGTGTAATCCTCGACGAATCCTTTAATCTTTTGTACTGGGAAAGTAGTTAAATCCCATATATCAGCGCCCATGTTCTCGACGTGATCTAGACGATATTGCATACCGACCAGGTTATCGAGAGGACCCATACCCCATAAGTTATCCTGTTTCTTACGCCAGGGTGAATGGTAGATGGGCGGGACGCCGAAGAAGCTGGGATTAGGTTTCTTTCCTATCAGCTTGTGGCGGTCTACTACTGTGATCACATGGTTCTTTAAAAAGATATCATTGTCTCTGTCGTAGAGATCACCATAAAAGGTTAATACTTCAGCTACATCAGCATTAAGATAATCCCTAAAAGAAGTGAAACCGTCAATAGAATAAAGATTATCTCTTTGAACCCAATCACCTTGTAACGACTGTACATTACTTCTCACATCCTTTAAATATTTCCAGAGCGTTTTATATTCTTCTCTGTTCTCATCGTTTGACATACGCTCCAACATTTCCTTTAGTTCACCTAAACCTACGATTGACCGTACGATTTTAGGAGAAGAACCAAAGGACTCAGACGTAGGGTTCATTACGATATCATTAGGATTAATCCTTCTAACAGATGGACCTACGTATCCTGCTTGAGTTTTATTGTCTGTCTGTACTCTTTCGTCTGTCCACTCTACTGTACCAAAACAATTACCAAACTGAATATAATCTAGAATAATCTTATCCATCTCATGTTTGAATGAGGGCTGAGTGATTACCCAGGACATATAGTTAGTAATAGAATCTCTCTTTGCTACAGACTCAGAAGACTTCTCGTTAGCTTCCCAGATCAACCACTTACGTTGTGGGAATAGGGTAGCTGTATAATTAGAATACAAGTTATCCATAATCTGACATAACTTGGGGACAGTAGTTTTATTCTTCCAAGGGAGTGCAGAATTAGAAGTTTGAGTGGTGTCCGTAGCGTACACGTACCTACGCACTTCCTCTTTGTCTAACTTCCACAGTTGGCGTAACATATCCCATTCTAGCCACTTTTCAGTGATCCTAGTAGCTAATCTGTCGGGTTGAATAATATCTTCTATTTCTAAAACTTTACCCGTCATTAGAAGGCTACTCCGCCAAATCTAGTATTGTATTGCAATGGACGTTCACTTTCTTTTCTTAATTTAAACATATTTAATGGAGCGACAGCAAAGTCAACCGCCATATGAAGGGCATCTTTTATATCATCATGAGCTGGATTAGCGAAGATTAGTTCTTCTTCTAGCGCCTGACAATTACCACCTTTGTAGTGCCATATTTGCCTGTTGGCATACCGTGGCTCTAGGGTAGCAAGTATTCTTTCTTCTTTTGCGCCCAACCATTTTGTAGGTCTAAATTCATCAATGGAAAGGGACAACCCGTGAGGTCTGATATACGATTCACGTAAATCCTTTACGATTACTATTTGAGCTGCAGTTACTTCCGCTCTAATCTTGGTGAAGCCCCACTTCTGGTAGAGCTTTAATATCCTCTCGAAGTAGGCGGAAGGTGCTCCATCTGATTTAAATCTATCTATTTCCAGAACATAATAGTTCATCTTCCCATCAACGCCGACCACCACGATTGACGTGTAGTCTGCTCTTTTACCGAGGGAATAGGCGAAGTCGACGGCTGCGACGATGTTAATTCTGTCTCCTTTGAAGTGCCATCTTCCGTCTCTACAGACGAGGTGTTGTTGGTCGTAGTACTGGAAGAGGTCTCGCTTAATGGGAGACGTGGAGTCATCGTGTGGATCGTTATAGTATTGGGCTCTAAAGTGAGTCTTATTGAGGTATTGGGCTCTCTTTTGATTGAGAATATCTCTGTCGAAACCAAACCATCGTCCGTCTGATCGTTGTTGTTTAGGCCATAGGAATTCTCCTGAGCCATCTCCAATTGATTCAACCTGTCTTTCAAAGACTTGAAATAAAGGTATTCGTTTAACAACATTTCCGAGGACATCGTATTCCTCAATCTCCATTGTAATTAAATCAGAATATAAGTCTGAAGGGTGATACCTAGTACCTACGACCCAGACCTTAGAATTAGCTGCAGAAATAGAAGCTAATAGACCATACTGCTCTCTTACCTTATCCCGCCCGTCTTCAGTATATGCATTACCTGTGACCACCACGTCATCGTGAACAGTAATATCAGCATGAAGCCCAACGATATTGCTAGTGAGACCAGCAGTAAATATACTTGGATCACGGACCGACTCCTCTTTTCGTATCGGATGATCTATAGAGATTTCTCGCTCAGTCCACTTCTCTCGTTTAGATTCCTCTTTCTCGACCATATCAGGCCAATAGAGACGGTAATTATCGGAGAGAAGAATATCTTTAATGAACTTAAGTTGTTTGGTAGCTAGGTTAGAAGTACTAGAAATTAACAGAATTCTTAAGGCAGGATTCTTGGTTAATTCCCAGACAATTCTATAAGCTGCCAGAGTACTCTTCATGTGATCACGAGGGAGAAGTAGAAGATAATGGTTGCTAGCTGAAGGGCTAGTCCATTCTCGTATGATCTCTCTGTGGACGTTTCCTAAGAGTCTCTTAGGGTGGACTAAAGCAATGAACTCTTCTAGATCTGACTCAGCTAATAATTTACGTTGGAGTCGCTCATCTGTGAGTTCACTTAATTTCTTTCTAGGCATTATGTTAATTTTATAATAAAACCTGCAATACCTGCTATGCCAAATAGTAAACTTATAAGACCTATGGTAAAAACCCAAGTGTTACTTACACCTGACATTTGTCCTGAAAAGTGATCTATTTTCTTCTCAATTACACTAAGTCTAAAATCTACTTGAGCTTTATCTGCAAAGTTAACAGTTTGATCTTTCATCGCAGCTCTGAATTCATTTACAGAATCAAAGCGTTTCTCAGCGGCTACTTCTGCCTTAGTGACTGCTTTCTCTGCGGCTGCCATGGCTGCTGCGATAGCTCTCTCTGTAGCTTGCATAGCTGCGTCTCTAGCTTGTTTAGACAGAATAAAACGTTCTTGAGTACGTATTTCTAAATCTTCGATCTTTTCATCGAGATGTTTAGCTAACGTATCTAAAGTCCAGCCATTCTTACTACGATCTTCACATTTTATCATTAAAAGCTTTTTAACTTTCCTACTGAACTAAAGAAGGGTAAATGATGAGGAACTTCACCACCATCGCCACCACCTGCGCTTGCATCTTGTCCTACAGCAGAAGCTGCACCTTGTCCTGATGCATTAGCTATTGCCAAAGCAATAGAAGTACTAACACCTAAAGCTACACCAGTACCTGAAGCAGAAGCTACAGCAGCAAAAGTACTTTCGCCTATTCCTGTGGCTACGCCTGTACCAGATGCAGAACCTTCACTACCTGCACTAACAACTGCTCCAATTCCTAGAGCTTCGCCTGTACCTGAGGCATTTGCTACACCAGCAAAGTTACTTTCACCTATGCCAATAGCTGCACTTGTACCAGAAGCAGAAGCTACGGCAGCGAAATTACTTTCGCCTATTCCTAGAGCTGCACCAGTACCTGAAGCAGAAGCTATACTAGCTGCGGTAGAATTACTTATACCTAAAGCAACTCCGGTACTTGTAGCAGACGCAATTGAAGCGGCTGTACTAGCACCTATTACTACTGAAGCACCTGTACCTGCGGAAGCAGCTATTGCTGCTTTTAGTGCTACACCTACGACATTAGAAGAACCTGTGCCAGATGCAGAAGCTATAGAAGCTGCTATACTTGCCCCTACTACTGCAGAAGCACCTGTACCGACTGCTGAACCTACAGAAGCTGCAGTACGCTGTCCTATTACAACAGATGCGCCAGTACCTGTAGACGAAGCTACACTGGCTGCAATACTAGCTCCTACTACAGCAGAAGCTCCAGTACCTGAAGCTTCAGCAACTCCATCAGTAGTACCTGCGGCGTCAGCTACTACAGCATAAGGCTGATAGAGCCAGATACTCATAGCTTAAGAAACTTTAATTAAGGATAGATGTGCTTCATTTCTAGGATCAAGTGCATCAGAAAATATAATGGCAAATCTACTTGTAGCTAGAGTTACCCCTACAATTGTAACACCTAAACCTTGTGCATGATCTGCTGCAGCAGTTAAAATATCACAGGATTCCCTAATATTCATTCTACCAGTAAGTTCTCTGTCTACCATATATGTAGTAGCGACCATTAAGTTATTCCTCTAATAGACCATGTAATGGTTCTATCTGTACCTGTAACTTTATCTAAAGTCATATCCCAACCAGCTCCTAAAATCATGGAGGGGCTAGAATATACTGGAGTACCTTGTGAACCTGCTATACGAGCATAATAAACTAATCGTTGAGTATCTGCCGCTCTAGCTTTCTCATATACTCTGAATTCAAAGGCGTCTGCTGCTGTGACAGCATTTACGTCTAGAAATGCCTGAAAAACACCTACTGTGGTATTGACTGCAACACCTGCGGTATCTGTAGTCATGGACCACTCAGTAGTAGAAACTGCTTCTGAACCTGTAAAATTTGTAACTGAAATTGTCATTTATTTCCTCAATTCACTGCATAGGCCGCTACGTCAATAGCTTGAGGAGCACCAGAGCAAGTAGCACGAACTTGTAGTTGAGTACCAGTAGGTAACGCACAAAAAACAGGAGCCCAAGGTAAGCACATTCCAACTTCAGACGTGGTTAAAGTTTTATAATAGTTTGGACCTATTCTAGTTGAGGCTACACCGAATTCAAAATAATAACCCAGAGCTAACGCTGTAGCAGTACTACCTTGCATGGCAAATTGTAAGGCACCACAAGGTGCAGTCAACGCTGAACCAAAGTTAGTCCAAGCAGAAAATGCACCGCTACTACCTGGTGTATGATTTGTTCCTACTGAAGATGCAGGATCAACTCCTATAGTTTCAACAGCACTTCCACACCACCAACTACTTGGATTTGCATTACCTCCCTGTGCAATCGCCCAAATACTTACGTTATCAGATGCCGCACTACTACGTACTCTAGCACCAATTGAACTTCCAGATTTTATCCAAATTGGAAAATGAAACCATTGAGGCGGAGATGTTGAAGTTACATTAGGGCTAAAACCTACTAAAAGATCATTAATCAAAGGTACAGAACCCCATGATGTACCTCCTGCTGGATCTATTAAAATATCCAACAGCATATTCACTTCAGTAGTAGATGTATTTCCAGCGGCATACCCAATCTGCAGAAATTCTACATCGTGGGTAAGATTAGTTATTACAGGAAGTGAAGAACCATCTACATTTGCTCCAGAAGACGCAGTTACTAAAACACCGCTGCTAAGACCTCCAGCAGCAGGAGTTCCGGAATAAGACGTAGTACAATGCCCCCAAGAAGGGGGTTTAGTTATTAGGCCCATGAGACTTCTCCCTCGAGCCTAACATCCTAAGCGTTCCTTTAGCCGTACCGATAGCTTCTACAATCATTAGTCTAACGTAATGGTTGAAGCAGTGGTAAGTCTAGGAGTTACACCATCACCTGTGACAATATTTGGAGTCACGGTACCAGACCAGTAGATATCAGTAGCACCACCACCAGTCATACCGACTGAGAAGTGTGTCACTGTACCAGAACCACCGCTACCGATTGGGAAGTCGATGTTAGCTACAGGAGAGACAGAGTTGTTAGTTACAACCCATCCGCTCGTAGTTCTAACCACACTTACTCGAGCATAGTTAGTATATGCAACTTCGTTAGTAGACTGGGTACCGGTTTCACCGGGGTCTGATGTATGGAGAGCTACTGAAATGTTGGTATTAGGAGTAGTCGTATCATTCTCTGCTACGTTATTCCAAGTGGTAGCATTGAAGATTAACTTCAACACGTTGTTTTCAGTATTATTGCCAATACTCATTTAGTTAGTTCCTTTAGTTTAGTTAATTTAGTTTCTAATTCTGTCCGTAAGGCAGCTACTTCTTGTTCCTTTTTGTCAAAAGCTTCCTTTTGAAGATTGAAGCTAGCTTCTCTAGACTTGAAGGCACTTTCTAGATCTTTAAGTTTAGCTTCAGCATCTTTACGCTGAACTTCTTTTTGAACTATATCGTTCTCTCGAACTTTATGTGCTTCTTTGCCTTTGTTAAGTTCATCTAGCTTAGCGTCTAACTGAGCTTGCTTCTTAAGAATTTCCTGTTCTAAATTATTCATAGAAACTTGGCTATCTTTCAGAGTCTTTAAGGCCTCATCAAAACTTGCCTGTTCTTTGACTAATTGTTTATAAGACTCAGAATATACATCTGATTGTTTCTTTAGATCAGATAACATAGTCTTAACCTTATCTGGTTCGGACAGTAGATTTAGAAGATTAAATACACCATTGACATCTGCAGGGGGTAAATATGTCATTTATCACCTCATGTCACAGTTATGACGGCAACTTTACTAACAGGAGCTACCTGAAAGTATTCCGTCTGATTGGCGGCTAGACGTGCATCTGTAGCTCCTGCAGTAGGATTACTGCCGAATCTAATTGCACATGGAACATCTGTATGTAATCTAACTAATCTAGTATTCGTCTTGAAGACAATAGACTGAGCAGAAGATGAAGTAACAGTTACAGTCTGATTAAAAATAGCAGGTTCCGCACCTACTGCTACCGGGCCTGTAATATGCCCTGATTCTGCGTATTCTGAAATATATAGAACAGCCATTTACTTATTTCTTTCTTTTCTTAGGGGGCTTGTAATACCCCATTGGATTTCCTTTAGGCATTATACCCTCCTTACTGTAAGACTGGACCAAACACCTTCCAGCCTAACAGGCCGAATAGGATTAGTTGAAGAATATTACTACCTTGAACCCACGGTCCGGCCCAATTAGCCCATGAACCTACAAGGGATAAACCCCATAGAACCATTAGAACCCAAAATAAAACTCCCATAGGCATTAGACTACATCCTTCTTTTTAGTATCTTCAGCAACAAGAACTTTGTTGCGCTCTTCAGAAGCCTTAAGCTTTGCTTGTTCTTGTTTCAAGAACTCTACTGCTTCCGATTTAGTTAAAGTAACGTCACCAAGACGTACCTGCTCTTTAGATTCATCTGCGTGAACAATTACCACAGAATACTCTTCAGCAGGGTACTTATCGATAGTTACTTCTCTTCCTTTATATTTAGCCATATTAACTTTTTCCTTGTTATTTAGGGGTACCACAAATTCTACAGAAATCTCTTACACTTGAATTACCTGCTCCGCAGTATGTACAAGTCCAACCACACATGAAGGCGAAGAAACTATCCAAACTTACCTGCCTTGTAAGCAGCTATTTGTTTCTTAGTCCAGACCTTACCTGACGAACTTTTAAACTTTCCCTTATTCTTTCCAGAAGAGATTTTAGTCCAAGGCATATCAGGTACCTGGAGGCAAGAAAATACATGCAGGTCTACCGTTAGGTAAACATACATGACATAGACCGTCTAAACTACCTCTGAGTACATCTCTAGGAAATGTCCATTGAGATGCTACTGTCCAACCACCTTTTAAATTCTGAACGATTGATTCACAGGCAATTTCAAAACAATCATTATCTGCGCAACAATCGGTAGGATACCAAGAATGAGCTAAAGCTGCACTTGACATTACAAGAAAAAGGAGTATAATAACTGGGGTGAGATATTTATACATAAAGATTCCTGAAATAATTTTTATTCGGGACAGTATTATACACTAAAAAAGAAAGGTTGTCAATAGCTATGAACGTAGAAATGTACAATAAATTAGAAAAAGAAGCTATTTCTAGGCTTCCGAATAGAATTATAGAGGCAAGTCAGTCAATTACCTTCGATAGATTGGGATATCCTAGTCGAGTTTCTAGTACAAAAGAACTATGGAAATATGCAGATGCAATGCAGGAACAACGTACTAGAACTAACTACGATATGTTGTATGGACTTACTAATCGAGAGTTCGAACTAGTCACAAAAGTTACGGAGAAGACTAGACAAATCACTAAAGAACACTGTGATCGAGAAGTAATTCCTGCCTCTAGTGTGCTACGTGCTGTACTCGCTTATAGGGCTGTAGAAGTACTAGGAAAGCAATCTGTATTAGAAATAGGACCTGGTAGTGGATACCTAGGGGCTATGCTAATTGCAGACGGATATGACTATCATTCGGTAGAAAACTCACAAGGATTTCATCTATGGCAAAGTCTATTATTTGGAGAGAAATATCAAATATATTGGTGGGACTATATCACTAAAGAACCTCCTAAAGTAGATTTATACGTGGCTAATCATGTCCTCAACGAAATGCATCCTATGGCTCTAAAGTATACCTTAAGTAAGGCTTCTGATTTATTTGTAATAGAGAACTTTGGAGGAGAAATAATATCTACTACCAACAACACTAAATCTCTAATTCAGAGTTATGGGTATAGCGAAGCTGGGTATGGAGCTGCCACCCTAATGTACAAAGGTGAACTTCCAAAATATAGTGCTGGACTTATGGTATCTAATAGATGGGATGATCTATTGAAGCTATGGGGAGGTAGTATTCCTGAGACAGAAGATGAGAAATTCTGGAGTAGCATATGACTAACTTTAATTGGAAATTAGAAAAGGGAGTTTATAAACTATTTCTCTCTTCTGAGGATACTAAATACTCAGTTGTCTTTAGTCATGGGTTGATGTTACCTCAGGATATTCCTGGAAAATTCTATAAAATTAGAAATCCAGATGGAGTTTTATCCCAAGAGTTCTACAATTTAGCTAGAGCTAAAGACAATTGTATTAAAGATTATTGTTTTTCTATTTTCTGTGAGGAATATAAGAAAAACTGTCAGATATATTTGAGTTAAATAATTTTTCTGTGAGCAATATTTTAGAAAACTGTCA